TAGGTCACGTGCTTCATCAACACGACCTTGTTTGAGCACTTCACGTGCTTGAGCGTAAACGCTGTCGATTGTAACTTTTTTCATGATGTAAATATACGATGAAAAAATCGAGATTCCAAAAATCTTCGCTGAAAAAGTGTGAAAACTTTTAGGTTTTATTTTGGTTCGATTGGTGATTTGCCAAATCTGCTTGCATAAGCATTATAATATTGCAATAGATTAGAAGCTTTGGTTATTGAATTATCTACGTACATAGACATAATACTTATCCCCCCATTAAAAAAATTAGTAGCGCCTCCAAAACTTCCTAGAATAACAGAGCGGGTTGAGGTAATACTTGTTATATTAGATCCTCGGATTCTAGAAGAAAAGTTACTCCCATTTATACTAAGAGCATCTGTGTTACTACTACAGGCTATACTAATAAGGTTCCAGTCGTTTAAATTAAGAGTTGGGTCACCTATTTGGTCAAATTTTGTGATATTACCCGCAACTGTTACAAATACCGTATTACCAGATATGCCTACTTCAAACTCATCGTTTCCTGAACCGGGTGCTTTACTAAATATTCTAGTATTATCCGCCTGACTACCACTAAGGTAAACCCAAAAATTAAGGCTAAATGGGCTTCTAAATGCAGCGGGAACTGTAAAATCTGTGTCTATATATTCATTCCTACTACTTTCAAAGTCTATATAACCTCCATTATCTTCTGAATACCTACTACCCGAAGATAAGGCAGGAAATAACTCCCCTGAGATGCTATCATTTAGAGTATATATGTGTTCACTACTACTAGCAAAGCAGGGAGTAAATCCTGCATCAAAATGGAATTTTAATCTATTATTGATATAAAAAGGTTCAATATCTTTATTAACTACACAAACATTATTTGTAAAACTGGCAGTTTGGAGTAGTTGAGCAAATTCCTTTTCTTTTTTTCTTGCTACAAAACCTTTAATTTTTAGATAAGTTATTAATTCAGTTTTATTTGGGAAAGCTCTAACAGTAGTAGTTGTAGGAGCATCTCCTGAATATACTACATACTGTCCACTAGGAGGAGTTAAGCCTGTATAAAAACCTGAAACATTGCTAGGTCCATAATCTCCAACTGTTCCTATATGGAAGTTTCCATTAGAAACTGAGGGGCGATTTGGTTTGGTTGGATTAAACTGTATAGGATTCATTTATGTTTTTGGTGATAAATATCACATAGGGATGACTTTAAATTGAGATACATGATCTTCATTTATGTCAACAACAAGATTTCCTTTTTTGTCATAGTATTCCCCTTTACTTAAAGGCAAAGTAAAATATTGAGGATGAGATGTTGGTGATGCATTAATAGTATTATCCTTATAAGTAAAAATAAGATCTTCTAGTGGTGGAGGAGTGTCATATTCAAACCATAAAAGTAAAAGATCTTTTTCTTTCCATTCATAAAATCTACATGCTTTATCCTCTATACTGGATTCTATAGATGCAATTTTACCTTTAACATTAAGCTTAATTCTATTAAATTCTATACCACTTTTATCTACCATCCATGAAAAAAAAGGCTCGCAATACCATCCTTCTCTGATTCCTGGAGGGTTGTTGCTTTTATAAAAGTGGAGATCTTTATCTGCCATAGATATAAAATCTTTAACGTTAAAGCAATAAAAATTAGTAGCATAACCATCTATTTTATAGTTATTTCCCCATTCTAAAACTAAATTAGGGTTAGATTTAAGCTTATCTAAGATAACTTGAAAAGAATCATTAGAAAATTCTATATCATAATTTATGTGAATAGCATTATCATATCCTAAGCTTTCAGCGAGTTTAAATCCTCTATAAGCTTGTAATAAATGGGCATAACCATAATCAAAAAGTACAACATTAGTCTTAAATTTAGAATCAAAAGGAAGTTGAGTCCAAATATGCATCATCCTATTTATTTTAGGATTTTCTTTTGTATAAAGAACCCAATCTGATTTTTCTTGTATTAATTCGGGTATTTTATAATTACCTACAAAAATAATAGGTAAATTTTTATCTTTAAGAAAATCTAATAAATCTAAAGCAACTTGTTCTTTACCAGAATCGTTTAGATGAGAAGTAATAATAATACAAGAAGTCATTACAAATTTTTAGGGGATACTGCTTCAAGTGAATCTAATAATTGACTTACATTTGTAATTGAGTCAATCTCAAATGGTAAATCATTTGCATCTTGTGGTAAGCCCATAATTTGGACTTTATTTTTACTTTGCTGACATGAAATTAGACCTACTATTACTAGTGTTAAAAATAACTTTTTCATTTTAATTAATTATTTTTACGAGATTGTTTCCAATGATCATTGTATCCATAAGTTTGGGGGCAATAAGTACTGCCTTTTCCAGGAGCTGAATGACGAGCATTTACTCGTCGTGCTTTAGCTTCACGATGCATAGTACATGATGATAAAAATAGAGCACATAAACTAAACGCGATTAATTTTTTCATTTTGTTTTAATTTTAATAATAATATACCAAACGCCATTGACAAAATCAAGCCTACTGGGCCAAAGTCAATAGGAATGTTGTTACAACAATTATAACAGGCATTGTTTGGATTGTTACACCATCCTGGAGGATTAGGGTCATAACAGGGAGTACAGTCCTCTCCTCCTCCTCCACCTCCACCTCCATTTCCACCACCAGGAGGCATTACGTTTCCGTAGTTGGTTAAGTAGGGATTGTCTTGAAATGCCCTGTCGGGCATATATTGATTTCCTTGCATTTCATTCTAACAGTTTACTTATAATAAATATAGCTCTCCCTCTTGGGCTCGAACCAAGGACCCTCTGATTAACAGTCAGATGCTCTAACCAACTGAGCTAAGGGAGAGTGCGCAGTCTTCAGCTATTTTGTTTTTCTAACCAATGTAATTCAGCATGACAGTTACGACATATTGGATCACATTTAGCTATTTCCTCATACAATCTTTTATTAGATTTACCAATTAAATCAGATACAGTAGCTAATTTGGTTGAGGGGTCTCTGTGGTGCCAATCTAGAACGTAATGTCTGTTGTCACCACATTTAACACATTTATGTTGTTTTTTAAATTCTATGTATTTTTCTATTTTTTTTATTCGAAGTTCCTCATTTTTAATTAATTGAGTTTCTCGATTTTCATTATACCACTTTCGATGTTCTTTTTTAGTACACTCACGACATGCTCTTTGTTTACCATCTTTTTCTCTTTTATTGTTATTAAAGGCATTTAATGGTTTTTCTTGTTTACAGCGTTGACATTGTTTCATGGTCATAAATATATGACTTTTACCAAAAACACATCATTAAAAGTGATCCCTGTCGGATTCGAACCGACGACTTTCTCATTAAAAGTGAGATGCTCTAACCAGCTGAGCTAAGAGATCAGATCCGCACCCCCGAAGGGGTACTTGTAGTGTCAGACTACCAACTGGATATTTTGTTTCGTACAAAATAGTCTAAAGACGCTACACTTAAGTAGATTTCCTAGGCCCGTGAGTGGTTAGCCTCCGACCAGGTGTTGTGCTGCTACCAAACCAACTCACACAACAGGTGTCGTCTGGGTGGGGATTGAACCCACATGTAACCAATTACGGTTTCAACTGCGTATAAGGCAGAGCCGATACCAGACAATATTAAGTGCACCTGCTTGGACTCGAACCAAGGACCCCTGAATTATGAGTTCAACGCTCTAACCAACTGAGCTACAAGTGCATGTCAAAGAACAAAAAGTACCCCCGTTGAGACTCGAACTCAAACTCTACGCATTAGAAGTGCGTTGCTTTATCCAGTTAAGCTACAGGGGCATGTTTTAGTAGCCGGAGCGGGACTCGAACCCGCACTCCCGTGTTTGGGAAACAGTGTTTAAGACTGTCGAGTATACCAATTTCTCCATCCGGCCATATTATATCTTTTATTGAATATACGAAGTATCTACTAAATCACCAACCATAGCAAAACGATCTTCATACATTTCGTTAAATTGTTCTTCAGTCATCATTTCTTTCTTTTGATTAAATATACGAACGAATTTTCAAAATCCCACACCTTTATGCAAAGGATTTTAAATGCTTACACATTCCATCTTTTGCTCTCCACTTACCTGGGCAATTGCAGTACATTTTTACTTCACCTGAAGGGTAGGTAGTGCGAGTTGCTTTATAGGTAATTGTTGGATCGCTCTTTGAAGCAAATGTTTTTTCTTCCTTAACTGGTTTTTTTACTTCTGGTTTGATGTGGAAAACATCTTCAAGAGTAGTATCAGCATGGACTTCTTTCCATGTAGGGATAATATATTTTTTATCTCCAATGTTAACTAATGCCGGTGGCATCCAATGCTCATGTTCATACATAACTCTTTGAATTGAATAAAATTTCGTTTTACCATCAGGAATGATAGTAAATTGAGATGATTCTTGGCTTACGGTTTGGGTAACGCCATCTTTAGTAATTTTGAAAATAGCCATTCCTGTAACTTTCGTCGTAAATATACGAACCAATTTTCGTTTTCCCCCGCTTCTAATACGACAGGTTTGTGAAAAGATTTACCTTCACGATTAAGTTGTTGTTCAAGAGATAACATTAAACACATTTGTTTAAATGCTACAGGGTTGTAGGTTGCTATAAACACCAAATCCTTTTCAGGTAAGGTGTTTATAGCTTCCTCAACACTTATAGGCTCTTGATCAAATTCCATATTGTGAAAAATCTAAATCTTCGTCATCAACAAATGGAATTTCAGTAGGTCGTTTACGGCGTTTTTTCTTACGCTCCTTATACTTAGGGTATTCGTTTTCCATAAAACGATCCCATTCCTTAAACTGCTGATAGCGTTGTTGCATACTATTCTTGCTCATCGTCCTTGTCCTTTATAGGCTTTTTTATAATTACGTGAATTTTTGTTTTTACTGGATTTTGTTTTAGAGTGAACTCCAGGTCGTTTCACTGAATTGTTACCTTGGGCAAATTCAAAGGCATTAATTTTTCTTGCCATTCTTTGATTTTAAATAATTTATAGCTTCAATAATTTTTTGACAACCTTCATATGCCTCTTCATTTTCATAATGAATGAGGTTTGTTTCTAATGTTTTAATAAATTGGTCTGTTTCAACTGAGAGTGTATAGATATCACCTTTGCTTTCTACTTCTACTTCAAATATTGGTAGTTTATTTCTTTTAGTATCTATATTATCTAATATTGTTTCTACTATTGTTTGTGAAATAGTGAATTTTTGGGTTAAAGCCATTTTGAGCCATTCATCATAGCTATTTACTTGTATTTTCTTTACGTAAACCACCTCAAAATAAGTCTAGAAATTTATCGTTTATGTTCTTTTCCTTAAATTTACGCATCTTTTCATCGTTCTCCAAGGTTTTTGTGGCAAGTTTTTCAAGATGTTTATTTTTTTGAGTTTGATAATCATCTACTAACTTTTGATGTTTACGCTTTTTCATATTTAAAGTATTTAACAACAAAATCACTATAATTATCTCCTTTAGGAGGATTAGGTTGGAAATGATTATTAATAATCACATTCATTTTCTTACCCTTAAAGTACTTAAGTTGTTCAGGATTAGTTATTTGTCTAACAACATAACCATTATGTTTTATTTCTATAATATCTTC